ACCCTGAACAACCTCTACAATCGTCACAGGAAACCCTTCCTTAACTCAAAGACTCTGAAGAGGAAGTCCAGAAATCCTAATGTCTCCAAGGAAACCAGAGAGAGGATTGCCGCCCAGAACAAGGCTCGAGCAGCTCTCAAACGATTGGAGAAACTCAAGGAGCAGGAACGGATAACCAAGAAGTACGGGAAGAAACTGGATCCCTCAGAGATCCCTTCCAAGACTCAGGATTCTTCTGTCCCTACTCCATCTGTTCAAGTCTCAGGGACTAGGCCACAGATCAAGCTCTTCGAACCCACCCCAGCGCAGAACCTCTTCCTTCAGGCTACGGAGAGGGAAGTCCTTTACGGTGGTGCAGCCGGAGGTGAAGACAAAGTCTTTCTACCGCCTCCTTTCGCAGTAATGCGTCAAAATAAATCTCGTGAATTGCTGGAATGCCCTACGTAAGGGAGAATCAGCAGCCAAGCTTTCCGAAAGGATTGAAGGTTCAGAGGCCATCCCGAAAGGGAGTACATCTCATCGACAGATGATTTGGAAGCGCGAGACCCCTCCCATGAGGGTGAAGATATGGTCCAAAGCAAATAGTTATCCATCTTTATGATGAAGTACCAAGAGGTAGAAATTTGAATTACATACTGTATAAAGCCACTTCACCAAGTGGTCGTACTTATATCGGAATTACTAACAACTTTAAACGTCGAATGAAAGAACATCGTAACTCTCAATGGCCCTTTGGCCATGCCTTGAGGAAATACGGTGAGAAGAACTTTATATTCGAGTTTGAATACTTCGATTCTGTAGAAGATGCTCTATCCCGAGAGGCGGAGTTAGTAACCCCAGAGATCCTCAAGACCAAGAAACTCTACAATGCTACGGTTGGAGGGACTATTTCGAATGTTTTGCTGTATGATAACCCTATGCATAATCCAAAGGTTGTTGAGAAGCACCCAAACATATGGTCTACAGAAAATAATCCGATGAATAATCCTGACTCCAAGAGAAGGATGATTGAGTCCCAGAAAAGAAAGAGGGTTTCAATCGATGGGATAGAGTACGATGGAGTGCGAGAGGCTGCGAGACAGCTCGGTACATACAGGCAGTTTGTAGTTCACAGACTCAGGTCTGAAAATTTCCCCACATGGTTCTATCTATAACTATTTGCTTTGGGTAAATCCTATGCAATGATTGCAGACCCGATGAGATATTTCGGGAATAAGAATTTTTCTGGTCTTCTTCTTCGTAGGACTAACGACGAACTCCGTGAACTTATTTGGGAATCCAAGAAACTTTATCCTAAAGTATTCCCCGGAGCAGAATGGAAGCAACAGCAATCCAAATGGGTCTTCCCTTCTGGTGCTGAGTTCTGGATTACTTATCTTGACAGAGATGATGACGTACTCCGATATCAGGGGCAGTCTTTCTGTTGGATCGGTATTGACGAATTGACCCAGTATGCCACCCCATTTGCTTGGGACTACTTGAGGTCTCGTCTCCGTACTACCGACCCGGAACTTCAGAGGCACCTCTCCATGAGAGCTTGTGTCGATGAGGGTGAAGTCCTCACAGAGTCGGGTTGGAAGGACATCAAGGATGTAAAGGAAGGTGAACTTGTTTATTCTCTCCTTCCTGACGGAACCTTGGTCAAAAGGAAAGTCCATACTTCTGTTAACTTCGATGTAGAAGAGGATCTTGTAAGGATTCGTAAGAAGAATCTCTACATGTCCATGACCAAAGATCATAGAGTAGTCTATAAAGGACACGGAGCCAAGGAGTACTCTATTAGTCGTTGGAATGAAATCTCTAATAAGTCTGTGGGAGTTGCCAGGACCTCTTCTAAATATGAATCTAAGGGTTGGGAGGGTCCAGTAAGTCCTGCGTTCTTGGGACTATTCATTGCAGAAGGTTGTGCCTGCAAGCCTCGAAAGGGGGGTTATAAGGTACTAATCACGCAGAATAAATCCGAGAACCACGACTTTGTTCGTTCAGTCATGGAGTCTACAGGATTGCGAGTTTGCTATTGCAATAATGGCGACTTCCAAATTACTAACAAGTCTTTGTGGACTTATTTGTCTCAGTTCGGAAAGGCAAAAGACAAACACTTCCCGAGAGACTTCCTAGACAATGCCACATATGATCAACTACATGAGGCATTCATGGCCTATGCTCTCGGAGACGGTCATTGGCAGTCAGAGAATTCTTGTACTCTTGTCACTACTTCTCCAAGACTAAGGGATGATCTCTGTGAGATTGCTGTAAAGCTAGGTTACAAGGTACAATATAAAGAAATCCCATCTGATAATCCAAATCACAATACTCGATATAACGTTTACTTCAGTTCTGGCAAAGTCACTAAGGTAGATAAAAATCCTGAAGATAGGGATGATCAGAGTTTCGAGTACTACAAAGGTAAAGTTTATTGCCTTGGTGTAGAAGAAACCGAAAATTTTGTGATTCGTCAGAGGGGCTATGTCTGGGTCTCTGGAAATACGACCAACCCCGGCGGACCGGGGCATGTGTGGGTCAAGAAGCTCTTTGTCGATCCAGCTCCTCCGGGAGAATCCTTCTGGGCCACCGATCTGGATGGAAACATTATTCGGTATCCGGACAATTATCCCAACCTTGAGAAACGAGGGCAACCGATCTTCAAGAGAAGGTTCATTCCTGCAAAGCTCTCGGATAACCCCCATCTCTATAACGATGGTTCCTATGAAGCCAACCTTCTGTCACTCCCAGAGGATCAGAGAAGGAAGCTCTTGGATGGTGACTGGTCCGTTATCGAGGGAGCTGCATTCCCGGAGTTCAATCCTAAAATTCATGTACTCCCAGCTTCGTTCCCCATTCCTAGAGATTGGCGTAGGTTCAGGGCAGCGGACTATGGATATGGATCTTATTCCTGTGTTCTCTGGTTTGCCATAGAGCCCGGAACCGGATGCCTCTATGTTTACCGAGAGCTTTATGTATCCAAGGTCACAGGTCTCGAACTGGCCGACATGATCCTTGATCTCGAAAGAGGTGAACGTATTGACTATGGTGTCCTCGATTCTTCTGTCTGGGCAAACAGAGGTCAGTATGGCCCTTCCATCGCAGAAGAGATGATCCGGAGGGGTTGTCGTTGGAGGAAGGCGGACAGGACGGCAGGTTCTCGTATCGCAGGCAAGAACAGACTTCATGAACTCCTTAAAATCGATCCCTACACTCAAAAGCCGGGGATCCTCTTCTTGGAGAATTGTCGTCAGGTCCTGACAGACTTACCTATGCTTCCTTCCGACCCCGATGGTGGTGAAGACATCGATGACCGTTATCGTTCTGACCACTCATACGATGCACTTCGTTATGGGATCATGTCTCGCCCCAAGACAGAGACTTGGTCTGACCCGATGTTTGGGTCGAAATCTTATGAATATAAAACGTGGAGACCGGCTGATCCGGTATTTGGTTATTAAGGAGATTCAAATGAAATCAGGTAAAAGCTGTCCTCCGGGCAAGAAGGTCAAAGTCGGAAAGCCCACGAACAACGTCAAAACTATTAAATCCAAGGGAAGTAAATGACACAAGTCTCGCTGGAAATTATTGAAGCTAATGGGACCAAGGTCGCCGTTTCTTCAAATAATCCTCTTCCTGTTACTGGTACTATTACTTCAGCTTCTGAGGTCATGGGTGCTGTGGACGATGGCCTCTATAGCGATCCTACTGGTGTTGATGATGGCACTATGATCTCGCTCCTGAAGGGTATCTATGAACAGCTCACGATCATCGCGACTAATACAGGAACTCCATAATGGCAATTCGTACTATCGCAGATAGGATCTTTACTGCATACAATACCGGTAAAGAAGCCACATTCCACTCAGATGACTTTACCTCCGAAGGTACTGAATATGAATTCACCCCGGCTGGTATAGCTCAGTATCTCCTCGACAACACCGACTTCTTGAATGAGATCGTAAGTGCTATCACAGACACTATTGTGGACTCTGCTGTAGCTGCCGTAAAGGCTGACGAAGAGTTCGTTGAAGATGGTGAAGATGGTCTCGCCAAAGGGTCCATTCAGGATGCTCTTCAGGCTCTGGCCACCCGAGTCCAAGCAGTAGAGGACGCTCACGCAGCAGAAGCTTAACAGGAGATAACCTTGGCTAATAA